GATCACACCCGGCGTACACGGTGACAACCTTCCCGACCATGTCGACGGAGAACGGCAAGATCAGCGTGAGCACGTCGCCTGCCTGCGCCAAGATCTGACGATAGTCCTCAGTCCCATAGGCGACATAGCCGGGCAGCGCCCAACCGGCACCTTTCGTGTTGCCGAGTCCGCTCACGGTGATCGTGTTGCCACAGACGACAGTCACCTCGGCCGAGTACTGGAAGTCGTAGACACCGCCTGTCTTGTGGTCCTTATCCACCCTGCAACGGTCGTCGAAGAGGAACGCCTGGCACTGGGGCGAGAATGTGTCTTCTGGCGTTTCCTTGTCAAAACTGGAGACGATCGATTCCAGGTGCAGGGTAGCCTTCTGTTCGTCGTCAGAAAATTTTATGCTCTTCACCATACCCTTGTAGATGACACGGAGACTTCGGGGATCGTCGTCTCGGTCCAGCCACTGGATAGTGACAACGACTGTACTTCCCGGGGCAAAAGACTTGCACGATGCGGGGAAGGCGTGGCTGGCCGGCAGCGTGATATCCAGTGGTTCCTGGCCATCGGTGATGTCCCCGCGTGTGATTGCGACCGGAATGAAGGGATGCACGATCGTCACAGTATCAACGGAATTACACAACCACCACGTCGTGCCCCCCTTAGTGATGGTGTAGAGTTCAACAGGCCGCGACACTGGGCCGATGACGTTCTCAGCCGGCGCCGCCAGGTCGAGATCCTCAATCTTGCCGCTCGTGGCGTAGGAGGGATCCGCCGGCATGTCATTTCTGGTGATCGTCGCGACCAGATACCGGTAGTCGTTCTGCTCGCCGATCCCGCAGTCGAGGGATAGGGTGTCAACCAGGGTGTAGCCACTCTCTAAGTAGTAGTTGCCGGTGCAGATGCGCGCGACCACCTGCCCTGTCTCGTGACTACCACCGTTGTCGTCCCGGGAGACACTGACGTAATATGTCACCCCGAATGTCAATACGGCGCTGATATCGTCTGCGGGCGTCCCGTTCGCTGATATCCGCAGGTAGATCTCCGGGGAGGGACCAGTCTGATTGATGAGGAAAAGACCGACGTAGTCCTCTCCTGCCTGCTCCAGAGTCGCTGGGGCAGCAATGTCTTTGCACAAAAGGTAGAAATACACCCAACTGCCAACCACAGAGTCGCCGGAGGTAGGCAACGTGATCTTGATCCTATGATTGAAGTCGCCGGAGAAGTAGTTCGCTCCAAAGTCCTTATAGAGTCTTGTGTCGGCACCAATGTTGCGCGGTAGGTGGTTCCACGTAGCACTCGCCGCCCCCACCGTGAGGTAGGCGTCAGGGTTATCGCAGTGGTATGTGGTGAAGTTCTCAATCATGGATTGCACCGTACCACGGGCACCTGGCAGACGGCATATCCCAGCGCGTTCGTATGCTGGATCACGACATCGTCCGTGTCGAGCCGCACCAGATCCCTGTACTCAATTCTATCGATATCTGCGACTTGGATATCGTTGCCCCATACAGAATCCACGGTCAATCGCTCCACCAATGATGAAATCACTTGCCAACTCACGACAGTCTTGGACACGAACGTCCCATTCCTCAGGCAAACCCGGATATCCTTCTGGGCACCTACGTGGGCCGTATAACCGCAGTAGGCCACGTCAAGAGTCGTCTGTGCTGAAGGTAGAAGAGCCACCGGCACCAGATCCTTGGCGAAGGTCATGAGATAGAAGGACACCTTCATCCCCTGTAACTTGTAGAGCATCTCGCGGAGATCCCAGAGTTCTGCCCGATCGTGTGTCTTGAAGCCCAGGACACAACCACGGTCGGATGTGGTTCGTAGGGTGCTCTTGGAGAAGAGTCCCTGTGGGTTGTCCACGGTGTGGAGCAATTGTGAGATACCTTCCGTAAGGTCACCGTCCACTGCGTTCACATCACTGATCGTGAGTTCACCGTTCACGTAGGCAGTTAGTCCGAGATCGTTGTCCTGCGGCTCGATGGCGAACTTGGCGTCGTAGATCGCGTAATCCATCCTCCGCGATATGGTGATGCCACCTTCAACATAGGCAGACGAGAGCGGGAGTACTTGTGTCTTGGTGGGATAGTCATTGAGTAGGAGTTCGCTACTCTTGAACGTGATCTCTGTCTCAGTGACAGTATCTACCTCAAGCGCGTCGTAGCAACCAAAATTGCGGTAGACCAGGACATAACCTCCAGCAGTGAACTCGGACAATGCCGTCGTCACCACGTGGATATGGTTGTCTCCGACCAGCGCCGCTACTGATAGGTATGCCGGTTCGTACCAGTGCGGGATGGTGACTCGGTCACCAGTCCGGCCATATAGGATCGACTCCATGTACTGCCGGTTGTCGGCGATCTGCATCTCAATGACCTTCTGTGGTACTTTTCTGCCAGTGATCCGTTCCTCGGTCCCATCGATCATCCGGTTGATAGTCGTCAGGAATTGGAGGTGTTCTGGCACCATTGTCTCTGGATAAAGAGCCAGGGCGGGTCGGTCACCACTCTCACGAGGATCTCCGCTATGTCCGGCAAGGATCAGGAATGATGAAGTCCCAACTCCGTACACAATGGGACTGAGATATGTGTAGTCACCACCTGAATAGGTCTTGAAGGCAATATCCACTGTACCGTACATCGTCCAAGTACTGCCAGAGTTGGTAGACGCTCCACCATCGCCACCACCATAATCTCCATAATTGGTTCCCTTCCACGAGATGCAATCCACTCCAGACACACCACCGCTCGCTCGGACTATAATCGCGTAGGTCACACCTTGCGTAAGTGCCACCCCAGTCTCAAATGCGACAGTGTACCAATTTCCACCTGAATTGAGGGTCACACCTGCTGTGTTGTAAGTGGCTGAGGCAAGATCATCCCCTGTGGGTTTCCCATTCGATGTTGCCTTAATGGAGACTGTGAGAGTCCACGCTGTGGATATCCGATAGAGTTTTAAGTCAACCCTGGTGATCGTGTAGCCAACTGACGGTGTGAAAGTCTGCGCCCACCACTTAGTCGCAGTTAGCCAACTGTTGGTCTCCGTCCCACCTGAAAAACTATCTCGAAGTACAAAAGCCATATCAATTCATCGACACTAAGACGGTTTCTGCTGGCACAACAATGGTGGTTCCAATTGGACACTCTGTCGGTGTAGCCGCACCAGACATGAGAAACGTTCCGCCACTGACTTGTGTGAAGATCGCTCCATAGGCCAAGAGACCCCAATCTCCGCCTGAAATCGGAAACGTGATCGCGTCGTCATTTGACAACTCATCATCAGTGATCGTCACATCGCCAATCAGTCGCCGCACATAACCACCACCAACTGGCTCGCTGATGCCACTGCCATCCTCTCCTGGGTTCGTCGTAGACAGTGCCAAGTACAATGTTGAATGCCGCGTCAGGAAGTCCAAGAGCATCTCGTTCTCAACCACATTCGATAGACTCATTTGCCGACTCCTGCGATGATGGTCGTGCCTTTCCTGGTCCGCATCGCCGCATAAACCTCTTCCTCCGACCGGACAGTATAAACGTTCACGATGGGTCTTACTGGCTCCTGTTGTGCCCTGCTACCAACAGCCTCCGCGATCCTGTCATTGCTGATCACCTGCCCGGGAGCAGTGGGGGTCCAGATCTCAGGACCCTTCTCACCGACAGGATAGAATGTACCTGGAGTCACATCACCACCGGCTGCCTTGCCTCCGCCGAAGAGACTGCCACTCGCGGGAAAGATGTTGTTGAGCGCCATGCGGAAGAGCAACCGCGTCAGGTCACCAAGCATACCGTCAATCATGCCCTTGAAATTTATCTTGCCAGTCGTTGTGAATGAGACGAGCGCATCCTCAGCACTGCTAAAGGCATTGACCATGGTCGTCTCGATCTGTGTCCCATAGTTATGAACAGTCTCGCCGATCTTGTGCAAACCACTCTCAACATTGGCATTGAGTGTACTCAATTTCTGGGCAGGAGTCTCCGTCGGTGTGGGAGCAGCACCGGGAGCAGGAGCCCCAGGGAGACCCTGCCCAGCGGCCTGAGTTCTTTCCTTGGCCAACCGGTTAGCAGCAATCTGATCGGCTCGATCGAACATGCTGTTGACACGATCTTCCCAGAATGGACCTATCTGATCGAAACCCTTGTCAAACCCAACCGCCATGGACGCACCGAGTTTATCGGCTGCACCCTCAGCCACGTTCGTCAGTCGTGGGATGAGATCTGTCTTGGATGCCTCCTCGAAGTTCGACGCGATGCGGCCAGGGATATTGGTAAAGGCCGTCTTCATGCGACCCTCAAAAATCTCGGCGGCATTGTCGGCCATCTGTTTCGCAGCACCGAACTGTCCACTGATGGCTGCTCCGGAGGCCATGGCCAATGCATCGAAACTCTGTGTGACACCGAGCACTATGCTATGGATCGTCTGCCCCATCGTCTTGAAGAGGGCAAGGATCCCATCAACGGCAGTCTCTACAGCATGGATCAGACTATTCATAGCCTGAATGAGTAGATCCAGTATCGCCGGACCGAGACCACGAAAGAACGCCACGATGGCATTGACGATTCCCCTGCACGACCCTGCCAACGCATCAAAACCTCTGGCCGTGAAAAGGACAAAGTTCTTGATGGTGAGCACACTCGTGACGAATGTGGTGTCGACACCACTGAATTCTCTCATGAAGAAGTTAAGAACACCCCTCCCAGCAGACTGAAGTTTCTCTAGTGCCGCCGAACCAATATCCCCCAGGGTAGTGGCACTGTCAGAAGTCAACTTGATCTCATTCCGGAATGCATAGAGCGCCCCAACAGCAGCACCCAGGAGGAGCGGCCACGAACCAAGGACAGTCACTCCAAGGGTCCTAAGTAGACCAATCGCCCTGGGCAGTGAACCGATAGTCAGCATGATGAGTACACCATCAAGGATCTCGACATGATCTGCCAGAAACCGAATAGCCACAGTAAGGCCATTCACGATTCCAGTCAGGACTGAACTTGAACCAAGTTCACCAAAGGCCACCTGCACTGCTGTCACAGACGCTCTCAATCTCTTGAATGCCTGACCCAACGTGTCATCCATTATAGCAGCAGCCTTGGCCGCGAAACCACCGCTGTTCTGCATCTCCGTTGTTGTCTGTTTCAGTACTGGGAGTCCATTCGCCAAGATACTGAAGGTCCTGTCACCCATGAAGCCAAAAAGCTCCATGGCCTGCTGTGCGCTCATACCCGCACTCTTCAACACGGTGAGTGCCTGGGCCAAACCCACGGATGAGATCTTGACTTGACTGGCACTGATTCCCAAATTGGCGAGCGCGCTCCTCGTTGCGTCAGTCGGTCGCTCCAGCGCGGACATCATCTGCGTGAGGCTGCTCCCTGCCATCCTGGCCTCGATACCGGCCTTCGCCAATACAGTGAGTGCCGCCGTGGTCTCCTCGAAACTCATCCCCATGTTCGATGCAATGGGACCTACATACTTCATCGCGAACGCGAGCGTGCCGATGTCAGCCGTAGATCGACTGGCCGCCATGGATAGGACATCAACCACCCGACCCGCCTGATCGGCACCAAGTCTAAAGCCTCCCATAGCAGCTGTCATTGTGTAGACTGCAGTTCCCAAATCCATGCTTCCCACCTGGGCAAGATCCATGGCAGACTTCATAGACCTGAGTTGTTGATCAACTATGAATCCAGACTTAGTTAGGAGGGTGAAGCCAGCCGCTACCTCCATGGCCGAGAACTCCGTATCAGTCCCCATCCGCTTAGCGGCATCACGGAGACGATCCATGCTTGTCCCAGTCGCAAGGGAAGCCACCTGTAGATGAGCCATCGCATCGCCAAACTGACTCATCGTGGAGATCGTGGATGCCAGGGATGCACCAATGCCCAGGGTAGCGAGGGTATTGCGTAGGAGGTTTACCCCGTTCTCCCCCTCCTTGGCGGCTGTGCCGAGGTCTCGCAGGTTCCGTTGAACCACCCGCGAGCCCGACTCTTCAATGATGATGGAGATTCGCTCTTCCGGCATATGTTACCTTGTGTCTATCTTTGCCCCATTCACTGCCGCCACTCCCGCATCAACAGCAGACTCAATGAATAGAGCAGGCGCCTGCGCCGACGACCCGTCATTCAGTGCTGTGATGTATTCCACGTTGTTGGTGATGCAGATGGACTGCTCCGGTTCACGCGTCGCAATCACTTCCTGACCTTGGTTCATCGCCGCCTGGGCATTACCAGTCTCACCCAGTTTACCAGCGCCTTTCCCCTTCGGGAGGGCAACATAGGGTTCGATCACAGCGTCCACTGGTTTATCTACTGAGACGATCCAGTTGGACCTTGCCCGACCAGTGTCCACTGGCGTGGCCATAACTACGGTCTGATCCACAGCCAGCGCCGTCAATCGCACGACCTTACCAACTTCGCGCGGCACGTTATCAGCGTGAACATTGATCCGATGAACGAAATCGTCGAAGGTGTCACTCATGCGAAACGTCCTCGGGAATCGCGATGTTGCTTACGCATACCCATGTAGTATGTTCTTAAACTATGCTTTACTCGAAGAGCAGTTCGTCTCATATCACGACGAGCAACGTGAACTTCTTTAGGTTCTCGCCAATGCAGAAGTGCTTGATTTCTCGCAGTTATTCTCTTACTCATTTCTTCTCCTTGTCCTGACAGTACCCCATGAATGCCGCATCCATGGCCCTGACAAAGTAGAACAGGTCATCTTTCTGTTCGCCAGTGATCCGGTAGACAGAGGCATAGTCAGCTATCGCCGTCCACGGTATCGGGCACATGCCCCAACCAGATGGACGGCATGTGTTCAAGTCGACGAAAGCGCCGTAGTACAACTCGAGACCGATCCACAATTCAGGAGCGTCCTGTATGCGCTGAGGAAGGGGCAACCGCTCCCGCATACACTGGTCTATGATCCGTTTCTCGACAGGACCTTGCTCAAGGGCGTAGAGCAAGGTCTCTGTCAGTTTCCCAATTCAGCCTCGTCCAGTTCGGCGCGGAACAGGGTGCTCGCCGCTGCCTGCTGCTGGATATCCGTGAAGAGGTCGGGGAGGTTCTCGAAGACCTTCACGTAGTTGTCGGCGTTGGCCGGCAGGAGATCCGTGCCATCCACCCCGGCGTCCTGCGGATCCACGCCACTTATCCACTTATCGCCGACTTTGGTTTCCCAGCCGAGGACAACCTCCTTGGCGAAGGCCACCCGCATGATGTCATTGGCTTGCTCGTCGCCCAGCGACTCGGTGGCGATGGCCCGACGGAGTGGTTTGGTCAACCGGCTGAGCAACTTCACGTAGCGCTTGTTCGCACCGCCCGCTCGGGCGATCCGGATCCGGGTGTCGCCGTAATCGAGGACGATGCCCTCGGTCTCCAACTTCTCGTCTGTCTTGAATTGCTTCTTGAGTCCCATTCTCATTGCTTCCAAAAGTGGTTCTTGTTATGCCTCTGCCGCATCAGGCAGGTAGTCGAAGAACACCATCAACATGGTATGGTCCATGTTCACATCAATATCGGCTCCGGTGGCCGCGTCACATGAGATGGGCAACGTAATCGCCTTATCCATGGTGACATTCGCTCGACCATCGCCCAGGGTAAGTAGGGGAAGGTCAATGCTGATACCGGCGTTGTTCTTGACCATTTCAATGTCCAGAGTGACGTTCGCATTGGCACGAACAGCTGCCATGGCCGCCACGGAGGCAAAGTAGACGGTCATCTTGCCGCTGACCTCGAAGTTGCCGATTGAGGAGTCGAACCCACCGAGTACCCCGACCGCCTTATCGATGGACGCCTTATTGCTGAGGGAGATCGTGATATCCTGCGCGAAGGCGAAGAGTGGATCCGCAACGCCACTCGTGTCACTGTGGATGGCCAACTTAATGCGGTTAAAGTCAGAGGACGTATTGAACGCGTCCTCACCGGCAGCCGCCACATGGTCTCCGGCCTTCGGACCAGTATCACCGTCGTAGGGCTCGTGGTCCATCGCAACGAACCCAAGGTCCACCGTGACCTTGTCAGCGGCGGCGATGTTCAGGGTCATCTCGTTCGGGATGGCTCCAGTCAGGTACTCGACCTGGCCGTAGGTGTCCTCGCTGTCAAATTGACCAAGGGTGCGCTCAAGTTGGTAGGTTCGGTTCACGATGTCCGCACCAGTCATGTTCATCAGTACCCGACCGAAGAAGATCTGCACGAGCAGGGTCGTGTTGCCCTCGGTCTGCATCAGACTCTGTGTCTTGTCGAAGGTCAGGAGGTTAGCAGCGATTGACCGCACGCGCGCGAAACCCCTATTCCCGGCTGTCGCGAACCGGGTAGCCGCGTTGTCCCCACTGATGTAGATCATCTCGCCGACCGACAACCCAAGGGCAGTGAAATTGAGCGACGTGCTGGACATCGCAGGCAGCGACCCAGACATACTGATATCCA